AGGTGAAATGGACGCAATGAGCGTCTATGAATGTCAACCGTGGCCTGTTGTCTCTATCCCAAATGGTGCAGCTGCTGCTAAGAAAGCCATTCAGAATAACTACGAATGGATCAATCATTACGACAAGATAGTAATATTCTTTGATAACGATGAGGCAGGTCAGAAGGCTGCTAAAGAAGCCGCTAGTGTATTACCACCTAGCAAGACTTTCATAGGCTTTCTAGACGATTACAAGGACGCCTCAGACGCATTACAAGCAGGTAATACTGAAGCAGTACGAGCAGTATGTAATTACAACCATACACAATATCAACCGGACGGCATTGTTGATGCCAAAACTCTTTTAGAGCTAGTAACTACACCATCACCACCAGCAGATCATGACTACCCCTTTGAAGGACTCAATAAGTTATTACACGGGATCAGATATGGAGAGCTTGTCACGATTACTGCAGGCTCTGGCGTGGGGAAAAGCTCCATTCTCAGAGAGATATGTGCTTACCTTCTCAGCAAAGGTGAGCGGTGCGGTTACCTGGCGCTTGAGGAGTCAAACAGGCGAACTGCACTCGGACTTATGTCAGTCGCCGCTCGAAAGTCTCTACACCTCGGAGAGCAACAACGAGGCGAGCTGACAGAGATCTTCGATAACACTATTGCTAAATGGAACCTTCATTTATTTGATGGTTTTGGTAGCTATGACCCTGATCATATCTACAACCGCATTGAATACATGGCTGCTGGTTTAGACACAAAAGTAATCTTCCTAGATCACCTATCCATTCTTTTGAGTGGACTTGAAGGTGATGAACGCCGAATGATTGATACAACAATGACAAAACTAAGGTCATTAGTTGAACGAACCGGTATCGCTTTATTCCTTGTATGTCATACAACAACACCCCCTAATGGACAATCACATGAAGAAGGCGGCAGGGTGCAACTCCGCAGCCTTCGAGGCAGTAGAAGCATCGGTCAGCTTAGTGATGCAGTTATTGCACTCGAACGAGATCAGCAGGGTGGATCTGAACGAGATGCTACGACAGTGCGAATCCTTAAAAATCGCTATTCAGGCGAAGTTGGCGAAGCATGTCAACTGAAATACGACTTAGAAACTTGTAAATTTAATGAAACAGCAGCAACAGCAGAGTTTAACGCCCAAACAGATTTCTGAATACCAAGCAATGAACGATGAGTTCATTAAAGAAGGAACAGAATTTCGTATAGACCTGCCACTTCAAAGACCCAAACCACCTACAGCTAAAGCAATAGAAAAGGCTCAGTTTGTAGACAAAACATATCAATGGACTAATGCTCGTATTCGATCTGGAGACTGACGGACTACTTAATGATGTTACCAAAATCCACTGCCTTGTTATTTATGACAGTGAGACTGACAACACCGTTATCTACAACGATAAAGGTAATCAAGAGCCGATCACTAGAGGTATTCAAAGATTAGAAGATGCTGATGTCCTAGTAGGTCACAACATCATTGGTTACGACATCCCCGTAATCAAGAAATTATATCCGTGGTTTGAACCAACTGCTTTTGTATTAGACACACTTCTTCTGTCACATCTATATCACACTGACATGATGGAAGTAGATAAGAAGTTAAACAAATCAAACATGCCTTTGCAGTTACGTGGACGCCATTCATTGGAGTCATACGGATACAGGCTAGGTGAATACAAAGGTGAGTTTGGTAAAAGCACAGATTGGCAGGAATGGTCACCAGAGATGGAAACTTACTGCGCCCAAGATGTAAACGTCACAGTCAAACTATGCGACCACTTCCACAAATACCTGAGTGGGTCAAACTAGAGCACCAAGTTGCTCAAATATTAACTACACAACAACTACATGGATGGTACTTTGATGAACGCGCTGCATGGAAACTTGCATCGTCTCTCAGAAAGGAACTTGAAGAAACTCATCAACTATTACGTAACCGGTATCCTTTCGTTGCCGGATCAGTATTTACTCCTAAACGAAATAATCGGACCCAAGGCTATGTCGAAGGTGCTCCATTCACACGCCTCAAAGAACTAAATCCCACATCAAGAGATCATATTGCATGGATTCTGCAAACATTGCATGGCTGGAAGCCGACCCAGATGACAACTACTGGGAAGCCGATTATCGACGAGACTGTATTGAAGGAGATGGCTGCATCAGGTGGGCCGTCAGTTGCTTTGGAGTTTCTGAAATGTCTCGATATTACGAAGAGCTTGGGGATGATCTCAGAAGGCACCAACGCATGGCTCAAGCTATGTACGACTGCTAATCGTATACATCATCATTGTTCTGTTGCAACAGTAACTCATAGATGTGCTCATCGAAATCCAAACTTAGCCCAATGTAAAAGTGATGATGAATTTAGGAAGTTATTTACCGCAACGCCAGGTCAAGTTATGGTTGGCGCTGATCTTAGCGGCATCGAGCTTAGGATGCTCGCGCATTACCTTGGACGATGGAGTAACAACTTTAGAGACACCTTACTCAATGGAGACATTCATCAAGTCAATGCAGATAAGGTCGGAGTTTCTAGACGACAAATCAAGACTATTTCTTATGCCTTTATCTATGGAGCAGGAAATCAGAAGATTGGTATGTCCTATGACCCTCTATTAAATGAGACACAAGCTAAGAAGAAAGGTAAAGAGATTAGAGAAGCATTTGTTTCTGCAATTGATGGACTTTCGGAATTACTTGAAGCGATTAAAGAGGCAAGTAAGAAAGGTTATATCAAATCGATAGATGGGCGTCACATCATTGTTGACAGTCCACATAAGGCATTAAACATGCTTTTGCAATCATCTGCCGCTGTAGTCGCAAAGCGTTGGATGGTAATTACAAACGAAACTATTAAACAAACTGGGTTGTGTGCATCACAACTCGCCTTCATACATGACGAATTACAATACGAATGTTCCCATGAACAGGCAGCTGACTTATCAACATCCTTGGTATTTAGCAGTCTCGCAGCTGGAGAATACTACAACTTACGTATCCCCATCGAAGCGGAAGCAAAACAGGGAGGAGACTGGTCAGAGGTCCATTAATGAAACTACTCATTGATGCTGACTACATAGTCTACAAAGCCTGTGCAGGAGCAGAAGAGGATATTGATTGGGGTGATGATGTAATCACTGTAGTCAGTAGATTTTCTGAAGCATTGAAGAATGTAGAGCGTGACCTATCAAAGATCAAGAATGAATTTGTATGGGACGTACCTACGCTGATTCTATTTTTTAGTGACTCTAAGAATTTTAGGAAGAAAATTTATCCCGATTACAAGGGTCATCGAAATCGTAAGAAGCCTTGTGGTTACAGAAAAGTTATCACACAGCTAGCAGAACGCTATGAAGTTATCAAGCTACCAACGCTGGAAGCAGATGATGCTATGGGCATTTATGCAACAGCTCACATTGATAATATTATTTGTAGTCCTGACAAAGATATGCGTCAGATACCTGGCAAATTATTTGATATGAAAGAGTTGACCACCATTGATCCTATTGAAGGAGCAAAGTGGCATCTCATTCAGACACTTGCCGGTGACCAAACCGATGGCTACAGCGGTGTGCCCGGTATTGGAATCAAACGTGCTGTGGCATTGTTTGAAGAACACGGATACACGTGGAAGACAGTGGTCAAAGCTTTTGAAGACAAAGATCTTACAGAGGACGATGCACTAATGAATGCACGACTAGCACGAATCCTTACTTGTACAGACTATGACCCAATCGAACATGCCGTCATTCCTTGGACCCCCACCCCCGGTTATCGAGCCGACAGTTGAGCAGTCGTTCAAACTGAGAAGGCTAGAAGATCTTTTACCGAAGGCAGATAAGGAAGACATCATCACATTATTCATGGCGTTACAACGTCAGAACTTTGCCTTAGCTAACACTGTAACCAACCTAGTAAAAAAATGGCCGACTCACCTGCCTACTACACCAGAGGCTCCATCGAATGTTGGGACTTCATAAGAGACCAACAACTAAACTACCACCTTGGCTGTGCTATTAAGTACATCTGCCGTGCTGGTCATAAGGACAGTAAAGTAAAAGATTTAAAAAAAGCAATCCACTATTTAGAGAATGAACTATACAACACATCAGACATTGATGGATCAGGCGGAGGACTTCCGGTCAGCATATTCGTTGACGACGGGGAAGAATCAGAGGGGGTGTCAGAAGTCCCTAATTGATGAGGAATGGAGTGAGTTCCATGAAGCATTTCATTTAAAGGATGAGTGTGAACAACTTAAGGAGTTAGCAGACCTTGTGTATGTCTGCTTTCAGATGGCTGCATCCCAAGAGTGGGATCTAGATGAAGCCATGCGAAGAGTACACAGATCAAACATGTCCAAGCTGGATCAAGACGGTAAGCCGATCTACAGAGCTGACGGCAAAGTATTAAAAGGAGAAAACTACGCTCCACCAATTTTAGACGACTTAATTTAATGACTAATTTAATTTCCCGTACAGGACGGGTTCAATCTTGGATTGATAATCCTAAAGGAAGGTTACCTGTCAGCTGCACAGTGTTTGTAGTTGAAAATGAAATGGAAGGTAGCAACGGGATCGAGGCCAGCTGGCGCTTCGCTAGTCACGCCCTACGTTTCGGTGCAGGTTGTGCAATCCATCTATCAAAACTAGATCCTAAGGGGTATGTACGTCCTTCAGGTGTTATGGCAAGTGGACCTGTAAGTTTCGGTAAAATTTATTCTTCACTAAATGAGATTCTACGACGGGGTGGGCATTATAAGAATGGTGCAATTGTTTTGCATCTCGATTTATCCCACCCAGATGCTATTGACTTTATTACTGCTAGTAGAGCCGAGTTACCTTGGGTCAAACGATGCATCAACATCACTGAAGAGTGGTGGCAGGATTGTACGTTCAAGGAAGAACTACTTTATGGAATCAAGTCAGGAGACATCTGGCTAAACAAAGTTAAGTATGACAATGAAGGAAACAGAATCAGAGGCAACGTATGCTTGGAAGTATATTTGCCCTCACGCGGAACATGCTTGTTGCAGCATGTCAATCTATCTGCCTGTGAGTTCGGGAATATCTCGCGAGCTTTTGTTGAAGGTATGTCGGGATTGTGTGCCCTCCACTCAGCAACTGGCATCGGTGATAGTGGGGAGTATCTTAAACCAGAAGTCGATAGACAAGTCGGACTGGGAATGCTCGGACTTGCCAACTTGCTACGAAGGTACGGCATAACCTACCGGCAGTTTGGTAATGCATTGTCTCAATACAATCGTGGAGAGAGTGTACGCACACCAGCCTTTGAGTTAGTGTCAGAGATTGCCTCCGGCATTAACCAAGCAGCACAGATAGCAAAAGAATATAAAATGGTACGTGCATTTGCTATTGCACCTACCGCTTCGTGTAGCTATAGGTCAGAGGATCTAGATGGTTTCACTGCAACACCAGAGATTGCACCACCGATCAGTAGAACAGTTGATCGTGACAGTGGTACATTTGGTGTACAAACATATAACTATGGCGATGTAGAGATTGCTTCAGAAGTTGGCTGGGATGCTTATAAGCAAGTAGCTGATGGAATGATGACATTACTTGATCGCACAGGACTTCTTCACGGTTACAGCTTCAATTCATGGAGTGACATGGTGACCTACGACAATAAATTCGTGGAAGAGTGGCTTAGGTCTCCGCAAACAAGCCTCTATTACTCACTACAAGTTATGAGTGATACACAAGATAAAACTGATGCATATGCTGCACTCGATGCAGAAGATGTAGAAAATTATTTGGAGGACATTTTAAATGAAGAACTTACATGTGACTGTCAAGAATGAACCCTTACGAAAAGCTACTAAACAGAAAAAGAAAATGGACACCAGTCCAGACAACTGCCGGATTATGCAAGGCAGGGGCGGAAGAGACGGTACACCGTGCTCTTGCGCTGCGACATATGGAACTACCTGTGGGAGAGTTTATCCGTGATGGATTGGTTACCGACGTACCAAAGCTATCGAGGGAGTTACTGGAATCAAATATCACCGATGAGGAAAATCACGACTTGGCACTTGGTTACATTGCCAATGCTTACGGGGTTGACCAAAAGGCTGAATCGGAAGCTATCAGGCTCAGGGATGCTTGGACAGCGCATCCAGATCACACAATCCTCAAAGCAATGGTTGCCGAACGTGCAATTTTCTTCGTTCTTCTACCATTCTTTCGCGCTAATGGTGACGCTGGAATGCGAACTGTCAGTGCGGACATAAGTAGAGATGAACAAATTCACGTTGCTGCCAATAGTCTTGTTTGTCGGGAGTTGGGGCTTACTGTCAGCCCTAGTCTTGATAAACTCCGCAAGGCAACTATCAATTGGGTGATGCAACCCCTAGGTAATAGTGCCGATAAATATTTAGATAAAAAATTTTGGCTGGATTCGAGTGATCGCTTGATGTATGAAGGTAAAGCTCCTGAGCTTTCTTTTACCAAGTCAGCACGGATGCCAGCATTCTTTGAACATAGTAATGTCAACCTCCCTCAATATGCTTGAGACTGTGGGTATGCAAGCCCGTGGTTTAGCACAACAATTAGAAGAAAGATTCCCACCAATCAATCCTGGTCCTGCTGATCCCTACGAATACATTATGTATCGTGCAGGACAACGCAGTGTCGTTGAATGGATCGTTCAATATTTGGAAGAAAACTAATGAGTTTTATTAAGACATTCGGTGGCCGTGGTCTCGGTGCATTGGATAGAGCACTAGCAAATAACAGGATGACCATCCGTGATGCGTCTAGGAAAGCATCACAGCAAGACTTTCAATTTGGTGAATTAGCACAAGATAAAATTGATCGGTATTACAATACTTTTATTGGACAGTATGGTGGTAATACAAATGCAAACTCATCTGGTTTATCAGCAGTAAGACGTGCAGAAGCACAAGGTTATTCACCTGAAGCAATACAAGCAAGGGGACAATCTGAGGGTATTCAGTGGGGTGAAGCAGCACAACAATATTTTGCTGGCCTAAATAAAAAAGATGAAGGTATTGATGTTGCAGGTATCTTGTCAAATAATCAATCACAATTAGATGCTGTACAGAGTCGCTTCCAATCACAGATGACTGCTTTGCAAAATAGTATGGCTCAACAGCAGCAAACATATCAGAATAATTTGTCTGAAATGAAGAATACTTTGACTGCACAACAGAATCCTCAAACAAGAGAGAGTGTGCTTGGAGTCAAAGGTGCTGCACCAGACAGTTCCAATACTGCAAAACTGAATCGACAAGGTATGAAAGGTTCATTTGCACGTACAGGATTGAGAATTAAATCCCTTAATATTTAAATTAAATGTCAGCAAGAACAAGGTATGACTATTTAGCAAGCGACCGTTCCCAATTCCTAGAAGAAGCACGTCAAGCATCAGAGCTTACCCTTCCATATTTAATCCGTGGACATGAAGAACACATGTCAGGTATGAAACAACTTAAGACTCCTTACCAATCAGTAGGGGCGAAAGGTTGTGTGACATTAGCAAGTAAATTAATGCTTGCATTGCTACCTGTACAGACTAGTTTCTTTAAGTTACAACTAGACGAAAGTCAACTCGGTGAACAATTCCCACCAGAGATGAAATCAGAACTTGATCTATCTTTTGCAAAGGTAGAGCGAATCATTCTTGAATCAATCTCTGCTTCAGATGATCGAGTAGCTGTACACCAAGCATTACTTCATCTTGTAGTAGCTGGTAATGCTCTAGTTTATATGAGTAAGTATGGACTCAAGGTATACCCTTTGAATCGCTACGTGATTGATCGAGATGGTAATGGTCAAGTGATTGAAATAGTTACCAAAGAACGTATCTCAAAAGAATTGATTGAGAACCAGTTACCAAAGAAAGTACTGGAACCTAATCGAGTAACAGATGAGAACGAAAACAA